GACATGGTGCCGGACACAGAAGCGATGCCGTTGGAAATGCAGTAGGCGGAGCGCTGGAACAGGGCGAAGGCCGCTTCCATGCCGTTATCGAGGGTGACATTCCACTCGGTGGCGTAGGAGATGGGGTCGCCGTCTTCGGTGAATGAACCGTTCGTGGTGACCATCATGTCGGTGGTGGTGGCAGCCGCGAAGGTGGCACCAGCGGGTACGGTGTATTCCGCAGCCTCGGTGCCGATCATGCCGAAGGTAATCCCGGCCTTATCGCCCAGGGGGGCGGAGATATTCATGGTGGCAACGCGGCAGCCGTAGTAGATGTAATCCACTCCGATGTCCGAATGGCGCTCCAGAATGGCAAAGCTGCGCTCGGTGCTGCCGATGATCAATTCGTTGGCCGTCCAGGTGCCCTGCATGGCCCCCTCGATAAGGTCATCAAAGCTGCCGAAACTCACCTCGGCAGCAATCTCGCCCTGTACCGAGTAAGTGCCACCACGAGACGGCGCGCGCTGTCGGGCTTGGTTGATCTCGTTAGATTCGATCTGGGAAATATCAGGGGACAGGCCTTCGGAGACAAAGCGGATCGGTTTAAATTCCGGGTTAGCCGGGAGGCTGCCGGTCATCTTGATGGTGATGGTTGCGCCTTCCAGCTCATCCACCAGCGTTACCGGGTCGCCATTCAGATCAGTAACGCTCAGGCTACCGGCTGCAGCGGTATCGATCAGGAAAGTGCCGTTATTGGCTGGATCGGTGAAGCCGGAAACCGTAATGGTCTGGCCATCGGCAAAACCAGCGGTCAGAAAACCAGAGCCGGAATCATCGAACGTGGAACCAGAGGCGGTGGCCGCGATAGTGGCCGCCATCAGAGTGGTTCCCATCAGCGCGTAGTAAAGTTTTACGGCAGAGCCGTTCGCAAAGCATGCCATGTTAGACCTCCGGTCTTGTGGTCGTGGCGTCGTAGTAAATGGAGACGTTGATTTGTTGCCAGCCATCGACTGGCCGCAGGTTGTTGCGGACAACGCGGCGGATATGCAGGCACTGGCCGTTGTATTCGAGTCGGCGACCGGAAACGAAGTAATCGCGCAGGGCCTGCACCGCGGCGAGGATGTCGGCGGTACCCTTGTTCAGCGGGTAATTCAGGTCCACCTGAAAAATGCCGGTGGTTTCGTCATTGCCACCGACGCCGATACTGATCGGGTCGGTGCTGGCCGGCAGGTTGAACCAGCTGCACCAGGGCGCATCAGGCGCTGGCGGGTCAAAGTCGCGGCCCTCGTGCCCTATCGGCAGGCCAAGCGAAGATGCCACCAGGCCCTGCACCAGAGCGGCGTTAATGTCGATTTCACTCATGGGGTTTTATCGCGTGGTGCGGACCAGTCGGCTGATGATTTGCTGCAGCCTGGCGACGTTGCGCCTGACCATGCCTTGCGGTGCCTGCTTCGAGTAGCCGTATTCGAGTCGCTGAATGTATGGCAGGTTGTTAGTCAGGTATGTGGTGGTTTCGAGGCCGCCCACCTTTTGTATCACCTCACCCTGAGCGGCGGCTGCGCCAGCCCTGCTGGTTTGCCCCTGTGCTGGGCTTTCCGTGGTTGCCTGCCAGTTTCCCCGGGCGCGACCAGTGTCTACCGGCGTATCGCGGATTACGGAGTTGAATATCTCAACGGCGGTTGCGCGATAAACGCGATCCGCCTTCTCCATGGAATCCACATGGAACCGGCGCACCTTCCGGGAAAAGCTCATTTCCGCCCCTGACAGAAGTACACCAGCGGAGTGCCCGCCGGATTTGCTTCTTTCACGTTGACGATCTGCCAGAGGGTGCCGGAAACATCGACCTTGGTGGTCAGTTCAGGCGCCCATTGCAGGCCCTTGGCGGCGATGATGATTTTCTTATCACCCTTCTGGATCTCGCTGCCTTCCGCGTATTGCTGCCCGGATTCGGTCGCGGTGTAATCCAGCAGGATCACCTGCGCCGGCTGGCTGATGGGGGTATCCCCCGTGGATCCGCCGGTGACCGGATCGTAAGTGCCCGGCGTCACATCGCGCAGGGTCTGTTCCGAGCCAAAACGAGCCAGCAGCCGCAGCGCCGTGGTTGCCATGCGGTCGTAAAATGCGCTCATAGGATCAGGCTCGGACCAGGAACAGACCGTTGTTTTTCAGCAATGGGGCTAATAGTGCGTCAGCTTTGGCGAATGCGGGCGTGTACTGCTGCTGCACCGGTGCGGCGTAGGTGACCTCTACCGCCCCTTCGACGCGCTCTTTGGTCACCGGCCCGGTATCCGTCGGCAGGCGATTGGGCTGCAGGTCGTTATCCTGGGCATCGATCGCCAACGCCAGTTGCGCGTAAATCAGTTCCCGCGGTATCTGATCACTGGGGAACAGCGCATCCGGGTAGGCAATGCCCCAGGCATCGGCGCGCGGCCACTGCAGCGGCTGCGGGTACTCCGGGTGTGCGATCACACCCTTGTACCGGCCGCGCAGCCCTTCGAGGTAGTCCATGGCCCGGATCATCAACGGCTCGCACTCCGGATCCGTGAGCGCAGACAGGTCCACGCCGCGCGCGTCCGCGTAATCACGCAGATCCTGCACGCTGGCGTAGCTGTTGGCGCTCGGATTGTCTCCGGCGCCGGTTTCGATCACTAGGGCCATGGGGTAATCTCTTTTCGTCCCGTTCAGTGTAGCGCGTTAGGCGTTCGCCTTGGGCTTGGCTTTCGCATCGGGCTTTTTCACGCGCGACTTCTCGATCTCCGTTCCTTCCGGTGCAAAGCGCGCATCAACGATCTTGAATCCTTTGTCGCGCAGCTCTTTCTTATGCTCCGGCGTTACCGGATGCTCAACGTACTTTATTTTCTTGCTCATGGTTTTATCCAATCAATAGAAATATGGAAAGGCCCCTTTCGGGGCCTTTGGATTACTGCGCGGCGTCACCGATGGCGATTACACCGGCGGTGTGCTTAACGGAGCTCGAGACCTGATCCCAGTTGGAACCGGTGGCGATGTCCGCATCCGCCGGAGATTTGCCGCCGTTAGCCTCGTCCCACGCGTAGCCCTTGAGGCCCAAGCCGAAGGTGTAATCCACCTGCAGAGTGGTCTCGATGCGGGTCTGACCGTTGGAGGTCTCGATATTTGAGATCACGTCGCCGCTGTCGTGGACGATTGCAGCACTCTCCACCAGGCCAAGCACCTTCTGCTTGTTCGGCGTGCCAGCCTCGTACAGCGCCGGCGCGTCGGTGACGATCACGGCCTTGTTGAGGATGTTCACCACGGTGACGTTGGACGCCTCGAACAGCTGGGAGCCGTTGGTGAGGTTCTGGCCGATCAGCTTGTGGTAAACATCACCGGTCATCACATTGGCGGCGATGCTGCTGGAGTGGTCGCCGAACTTCGCGTGTGCGCCGTTCAGGGCCGAGTAATTGATGCCACCGGAACCGGAGACGTCGTTGGTAGCGTTCGCGTTGTTGGCGATGGCTGCAACCAGCGCCGCGATCGCGGTATTGAGCTGGTCCTGCATCAGCGCCTCGGCGAAGTTGCGGGATGCCACCTCGATACCTTCCGCGGTCGGCTTGTTCAGCCAGGTCAGCTGGGACGGCTCGAAGCGGATCGGACCGAAACCGCCGGCAACCTTCACCGAACTGTGCTTCAGCTGGGTCAGGTCGGTAGCGGCTGCTGAAGCCTGGGCGGCGTAGCGGTCAACGCGACGCTGCGCGCTGTGAATGGCGGCGAAGAAGGACTCCTGCAAGAAGTCGCCGTCGAAGCCTTCAGTGGTCAGCCGGATGGCGCCGTTGGAGGCCTCGTTGAACTTCTGCACCATTTGATCCAGCGTCTCGATGGTCGCCGGCATGATGTACTGATTGAACACCTGCATTTGTGACAGGGACATAGTGGTTCACCTTACTGTTGAAGATCGGGGAATTTGGCCGCGATGGCCTTTTGGCGCTCCTGTTTGGAGCCGCCCATGTTTCCAGTCGCGGCCCCGCCGCCACTTCCACCATTGCCACCAGAGGCCCCGCCTCCACTGGCTTTGCTGCCGACAATCACCGGCGCAAACGCCGCGTTGTTGGCAAATTCATTTTTCAGATCGTCCAGCGTGGCGGCGGAGGGCTTGCCCTGTGCATCGCGCACCACTGTCACGAATTGCCCGTCTCGCTCTTCTG